AATTTCTTTGCCACTAGAAGCGTTGTATTTATCAAACAACTCCTGCATCTTAATAGCAGCAGCACTACCCTGCTCACTTAGTAGTCGGCTTGTACCAGCATGAATAGCTTCGTGCAATAACACTCGCAAGTCACCATTTCTGCCCATTTGTACTAAGTGATAATCACCGCCTGTGTACAAACCTTGAGCATCTTGTTTCCAATTACCATCTTTATCTTGGTACGCAAGATAGTCATTGTAAAACTCTAGTTTGGCATCACGAATAAAACCAGACTCATTAAGAGCCTTCATTAAAATTCGTTCACTAAGTCTTCCAAGTTCTTTAGTAGCAAGTATGCGATCTAGTGCTTCACCAATTGTTTTAGTACCGTACAAGAAATCTTGCAACTCTGTCCAAGTTGGTTCTCTAGAGTTCTCAAACTTAATAGGAGGCATGTCCTTGTATAGTTGAGCGTGGTCTGCTTCCAACTGTTTAATCTGCTCGTTGATACTAGTAACACGTTGTTCGTTACCATCAGCAGCAGCTTTCTCTGCTTCTAGTTCTAATTCAACACGTTTGTATTCGTTGTCTTCTATGGCTTTCTTGACATCAGTTCTGCCATTATCTGCAGCGTCAAGCAAACTCTGTTGCTTACGCATTTCAGTAAGAACACCAGCTAGGTTTTCTTCCATCTTAGCTTGATAAACTGGATCATTATTTTGTTCAGCCCAAGCTACTTCAGCAAGTACTTCTACTTTTACTTGTTCAAGAGCAGCAAGTTTTTGTCTGTAAAAATCTTTGTTTTCAGTAGGCTTCTCTGTAATAACTTCTTTAGGAGGAGCGTTAACATCTTGCTCAACAGGAAGTTTAAAGCGTTCATCACCTGCTTTACGCAAGTCTTCACTACGCAAACCTACTTCAGGAGCATCTGGTGTGTAGTCTTTAGGTAATTGCTCGGTGTTCTTAGCACGATCAACAGCTTCCTGACGAGTCAAAAAGTTACCACGTTCATCTACAAAACCTTGGTCATGTGTGTCAGCAGTCTCAAGTTTACGTTGCTCGTCATGCTTAGGACCCATGCGTTCAATAGCACCAGTCTCTTTGTTCCTAATAGCAGTTTCAGTTAACGGAGCTTTAGCATCACGCTCAGCTTTGATAGCTTCAAGCTTTTGAATGTATACAGCTCTTTCTTCTGGAGTAGCACCTTCAGGTGGTTTAGGAGGTAGTGGATCAACAGTTGTTTTAATTGCTGTGTCTGCTCCACCAGGAAGAATAGTAGAAATCTTTGAACCAATCTTCTCACCAACTTTAGTACCCAGAGCAAATGGAATTTTACCTGCTACGTTGAAGCCAGGCATAGCTACACCTGCAGCAGTAGCTGCTCCTACTTTCCAAGGAGTAATTGTTCCTTCACCTGCGTACTCAACACCAGCTTCAATACCACCTTGCATAGTGCCAGAGATAAGACGCTGACCAACATCTGTAGAAGCAAGCTTAGCAACTTTACCTGCAGTAGGAGATAGGGCAGTAACAGCAGTTTTAGGAGACATACCTGCCATACCTACACCCAACTCAGTTACAAATGTAGCTCCAGGGAATGCTTTCTTTTCTTCTTGTCGTTTAGCAAAATCTTCAGGAGCAAATGCTTCGTGCATCCAATCTTGAACCTTCTTAGCAGCACCCGATGCTAGAAATGCTCCACCTAAACCACCACCAAGTTGAATAGCTCCAGCAACAACAGGAGCAAAAGGACCAGTCAAAGGAGCAACTGCAGTAGCAATAGGCATAGAAGCAGCCATACCACCACCAAAACCAGCTAAACCAAATCCAGTGGGAACAACAGCTTCAGTAGCAGTACGACCAATGTTTGTTGCAATCCTACTAGCAGACTCTTGGTCTGGACTAGCTTTAGGGTACACACCAAATGCAGCACCACCTTTACCCTCAATAAGGGAAGTAGTTGAAGGTCTAGCTTCTGCTTGTTTGGGTATCAGATCATCAAAAGAAATATCAGCTCCCTTGGAAGGAGCTGACTTATCTGTTTGTTTACTTGGGATCAAATCATCAAAAGAGATGTTGTCAGCCATACATTACTCCTTGAATGAAACACCAGCTTCTTTTAGTCTAGCCTTAACTTTTTCTGGATCAGCACCATTCTTAATGGCTTCGTTAGCTTTAGTAATAGCAGCGTTGTTCTGCTCAGGAGTTAGTTTAGCAGTTGGTTTGTTACTAGTAGCACCAGGCTTAGCAGGAGTAGCAGTAGGCTCTGCTTTAGCAGCAGGTTTACCACTAGCTTCTGGCTTTGTTTCTTTAGGTGCTGCAGGTTCAGGAAACAACTCTAATTGTTTCATCAAATTATCCACAACACCCTGTTTACCTGGAAAGTCAGGAGCAGTTGTAGCAAGATTAATTTGTTTTGTAATTTGTTCTCGTTGAAATTTATCACGAGCTTCAACAGCTTTCCTATAAGCTAAAGCAGCTTTTTCACTAGGTTCAGCACTGTTCCACAACAATCCTACTTTGCTTTTTTCTTGTACAAGATCAGCAGCCTCAACATTTTCATTGAGTTTTTCTAAAGTCTTTTTACCAGACCTATCAATGTTTTCAGAAGCTTTGTTGTACAAGTTCCAATCACGCATCTCACGATCAGTACCGCCAGTTAGCTTACGATTAAGCAAACCATCTTGTTTAATTCTTTCAACATTTTCACGGGACCTAGCAAATATCTCTGCTTTTTCAACTTCAATTTGTTTAAGTTGATTACTGAGCTGACCTTTAGCATTGAACATTAGCCCTTTAAGAGCAGCATGTTTATCGTCAGAAGACATTTTTTCAAATGTACTTGGACCAATTTGTTTAATAAGATTTTGATACTGCTCAGGCTGTTGAGTTTCCATTTCTTTAAAGAAAGCTTCTCGTTGCTCTGGGGTTTTTAAAGCATCAACAACTGCAAAAGCATTACCAATTTGTTGTGCATTTTGGTCTAGTTGTTTTTGTTTGTTAGCAAGTGCTTTGGCATCAAGTATCTCAGCAGCCTGTAAGTTAGAAGCTAATTTAGTAGGATCACCAGAAACTTTTGCTTCAGTCATAGCCCACAGACGAACTTTACCTGCATCATCAGCAGTTTTAAATTCTTCCGTGTCAGTCAATTCTCTTAACTTTTGTTTAGACTCTTGTGAAGCTTTAAACCCAGTATCAGCAACAAGATTAGCAAGCCTAGTTTTTTCAACATCAAGTTGACCTTGCTCTAGTTTAATTTTATTTTCTTGCGTCTTTTGCTGCATTTGTTCTGCAGCAGCAGCAATGTTGCCCTCATCATACTGAGCACCATACATGTTCTGTTGTAAGGTACGAGCAGCAGTACTACCAGCAGCCGCATCTGTCATTAAGAATGCCATGATTTAATCCTTGTTATTCTTAAGTGCTACCATAAATGCCGCCTTGAACAGCACCTTCATACGGAGCGTAAACAGCATTAGGATCAGCATAACCTTGGTTAACATAATCCATAGGTATTGATCTACTGCCAGAGAACTGACCAGCTATTTGACCAAGAGCACCCATGCCTTGCATAAAACCTTGTTGATTAGCACCCATTTGAGCTAAACCCATACCTGCAGCTTGAGCAGGATTGTTAACAGCACCAGAACCTTGAGCAAGACGATTAAGGTAGTCGGTCATAAAACCATAGTAACCTTTTTGACCAGTCTGCTGAAGAGCTTCCATCTCATTGCCTGAGTACAACATACCAGATTTAGCTGCAGCACGTTGTGCAGCTTCCATAGCAGGATCAATTACTCCCGTTTGATATTGAGAGAATCCAGGCATAGATTCAATATTAGTTTTAGCTCCAGGCTGTAATGCGCCAGCATACATAGAGCCTAAGTTAGCTCTATACTGGGAAAATGGATCAGCCATCTGCTGTGCTTCAGCACCGCTAGGAGCAGATTCTCCACCAAGCATCTTAGTAACACCACCGCCAGTAAGTGCGTTAACACCAGTTGCGATACCTACTACTGTGCCAACAGTTGCTAAGGACATATCAAACCTCTTCTAATACGTTAACGGGTTCAGACGTTACTCTGAGATTTCTAGTCTGTAACTTGTGACTATCAGGAGTAATGTCTTCTTCTATCTTGCTAATTTCTGTTTCTGTAGTGTGGATTACAGAAGTCCAGTAAGTATCTGCATGTGCATAACCTACCCTACGCATACCTGCCTTAGTAGCAAAAACATTGTATCCAGTAAGACGCTTCATTCCAGTATCAGTAGTAACTGTAATGTCGCCAAACATGACGTTAATGTGATCTTTACTATGAGTAGCTCCAACTAAAGATACACCCGCAGGTATGAAGATAGTTCTGGAGTAAACACCACCCGATACAGCATGAGTAGTCTTTAAATCTACTTGAGGCATTTGTCCAACAATAGCCTCATATTGGTCTATTTTATCTGCGGTAGGGTTAACAAACAAGTCTACAAGTTCATCCATTTGGTTATCTCCTGTATCTTCCACCACCAACAGCTTGTTCCTGATCCATCTCACCAATCCTAAAATCTATTTCAGCACCATCAAGGCGGAGAGGAACGTTACTAGTACACAAGAATTCCCAAGCCCTACGTCTATCAGCACCACTTAGGTAAACTTGAGCACGAGGAGCATTGAGGTCTACAGACCTATAGCTAGACCATGTTTTGTAATCGTCACCAGTGTGACGTATCTGCATAATTCCAGCTACCTTATCTCCAATAATTTCTAATCTACCAAAAAACTTACGTTTAGTACTTCCGTTGTCAGAGATGTCCGTAACAGTACGGCAGTAAATAGGTTGACCAGCATCTTGGTATGTATTGACATCCAAATAATACAAAGTGGCTGTATCGTCATCTAAGACGTATGGCACACCATTCAACTGTGTGTAATAGGTGGGTCTAAAGTAAGATTCTTGGTACGTACCTGGATTAGGTTGGTCATTACTCTGCATAGAGTATTGAGTCCATGTGTACCACATCCTCTCATTGAGGTCGTAGACCAACGTTTGATGGGTGTTGTGTAGTGTAAGGATATACAGTGTATGTCCATTGATTGTGTAGCAATATGCAGACACATCGCTCAAACCATCAGCTTCAATATGACGATCAATGTTGGCAGTAGAAATACGTACAGGAGCTGTACCATCCATGATGTACACAGACCTGCCATAGGTTTTGCTAGTACCAATCCAGAGGACAGTGTTATTAGTAGCAACAATAGAGTCGCCAGTAGCACAACCAATCTCAGAGGTGTAACTCGCAGCTAAGCCTAAAGGTGAGCCAGTAGGATTGCCTACGTCATAGAAGAACTGGGTACTTACAGCACCAAAAGCTACAAGGTAGTTGAGGTGTTTGCATATACCTACAAGAACGTCAGCAGTTTGCTCAAAACTTAAGAAGTTAAGAGCATTCCAAGTAGTTGGATCACCTACATCTGAGTTGTAAATTCTATTTTGACTAGTACCAATAAGCACGTAGTTGTTTAAGAACACAGC